CTAACCAATGATGTAAATTCCATGCGTGGCCGAAAGACCAGCTTGGAGCGGGCGCTCGCCGAAATGGAGACCGCCACATCACCCACAAACCCAGAGGACTCCCCCGTATTGGGCGCGTTCAAAACACCTGAGTTTGACGAGATACGCGACCTCTATCCAGACCTCGCAGAGAGTTTGGAGAAGAGCTTTGGTCCGGCGATGCAACGTATCGCGGAAGAAAACGACCGTCTGAAGCGCGAAATAGGCTTGCTGTCCGGTGATAGGGACACCAACGCCGCAATCGCAGAGCAACAGATAGTGCTCGATGCCTTCCCCGATTATGAGCAGATCATCGCGACTGAGAGCTTTGCTAATTGGTACAATCAAGCGCCGCCATTCATTCGACAGACCGTGGAAAAGCACGGTGAAGTTGTTACGGATGGTGCCGAGGTGGTTGAGCTGTTTAGAAATTTCCAAGACTGGGAAAAGAGGCAAGGCGGCGCTTTGCCGCATGAACCGTCAGCGCAAGCTGGCACATCAACAATTGAGAAGCAGCGACAAGCTCGCTCAGATGCGGCAGACGGCCCATCTCCGAAGAGCGGAGGCCCGGCAAATGATCGGGTTCCCGACGACTTCAGTGCAGCTTTCAATGCCGCTTCAAAAGGAAAGTAAGGAAAAATGACCACGAAGTTTGGCGATATCGGCAATCGGACGGCAGGCTATGTCTCCGCCGCAATGCTGAAGCACGCAGAGCCAGTCATGGTTTTGCAAAAACTCGGCCAATCCCGGCCAATCCCGAAGAACAGCACCCGGACTATCAAGTTCCGCCGTCCTGTTCCGTTCACCGTCTCCACGGTTCCGCTGCAAGAAGGCGTGACACCTTCGGCCTCTGCGTTCTCATACGCCGATGTTGAAGCCACACTGAAGCAGTATGGCCGCTCGGTCGAAATCTCCGACCTGGTAACGGACAACTCAGAAGATCCTGTTCTCAAGGATGTTTCCATGTTGCTTGGGGAAGATGCGGGACTCACCTACGAGAAGATCACGTACAACGCAGTGAAGGGCGGAACAAACGTGTTCTATTCCGTCGGCTCCGCACGTACATCGGTCAATGGTGTGATTACGCTCACGAAGCAGCGCGCCGTCACGCGGTCGCTGAAAGCTAACAAGGCCAAAAAGCTCACAAAGATACTGTCGGCTGGTATCAACATAGCGACGTCACCAATCGAAGCCTCTTATGTCGCGGTCGCTCATACCGACTGTGAAAGCGACATTCGCGGCCTCGCAGGCTTTGAGCCGGTTGCGAAGTATTCGCGCTTCACTCCAATCTGCCCCGAAGAAATTGGCGCGGTTGAAGATGTGCGTTATGTGCTTTCGCCGGAGCTTGAGTCTTGGCCTGACGCTGGCGATACCGCTGGTTCCATGACTTCAACGACAGGTACAGATGCGGATGTTTATCCCGTTCTGTTCTTTGGTGCTGAAGCCTTCGGCCTCGTTCCCCTCAAAGGCGAGAATGCAATGACGCCGATGATCGTGAATGCCAAGCCTACGGACAGCGATCCTCTGGCCCAACGCGGTCACGCTGGTTGGAAGGGGCAGTTTGCTGCTCTGATCCTCAATCAGACCTGGATGGCTCGCCTCGAAGTCGCGGTGACAGCTTAATCCTGATGGCGGGCTCCGGCCCGCCATTACCCTCTCATTTCCTTTAATTCTGGAGAATTTCCAATGCAAGAATTCTATGCAGGATCGGTTGCAGGTACGGGGGCCGCGATTAACGTGTCCATCGGCTTCAAACCCGATTACGTCCGCGCCATTAACTACACGAACACTGCGGGCGCTGTTGCCTCAGTCGAGTGGTTTACCGGCATGACAGCGGCTCACGCTCTCAAAGGACTTGGCGTTGCCGACAATGGTACGTCAGGCGACGAGTCAGCCGCGTTCATTACCAGCCTAGGTATCAGCCAGTACGACGGCACCGACGCTCTGACCGAAGGCTTCACCATTGGCGCAGACACTGATCTGAACGTCTCTGGCGACACCATCCTCTATATCGCCATGCGTAATTAAGCGCTGGTTGAATGAAACCGGGGGGCGGGGTTCGGCCTCGCCCTCTTCATTTTGAAGGAACCGACATGACACAGAACAAAACCATCCACATGGACGATGCCACGGATGCTCAGTTGCTTGAGTATGCAAAGCAGAACCTCTCAAATGTTCACCCGTCCACGGGTCGTGAAAAACTCTTGGCTTTGGTTGCAAGCGCTGTTCCTGACGGACGCATTACAATTTCAGATGAAGTGAAAGAGCCGGTAGAGCCCCACCCGACGCTCAAGACGAAGCCTGGCTATCACAAAAACGGTGAGTTGCTTGTGACTCTCCAGCTCAGTGCGCCTGCTGACGACGATAACCCCCAGCCCGCGCAGGTCGGCGTCAATGGTCGGAATTACATTATCCAGTATGGCAAGCCCGTTGATGTGCCGTACAGCGTCTATGAGGTGCTGAACAACGCAATTACGACGTCGACCAGCCAGGACAAGGCTGGAAACCTGATTGAAAATTCGCGGCACACCTACGCTTTCAATCTCATGGCTCCGTCTATGGCTGAAATCAGGGAATATCTGCAAACCTCCAAAGAAAATCAGGCAGCATAATCCATGTCGACATTTCTTCAGCTCGCCCAGAAGGTCGCAGAGAAAAGCGGCACCGTTACAGACGGACAGCCTACCGCTGTTACCGGTCTGACGGGCCGGTTGAAGAAGGTTGTTGATATGACAGCCGAAGCCTGGCGCGACATTCAGCGCAGCCGCAGAGAGTGGCTGTGGATGCGGCAGGAATTTTCTGGCAACACATCAAGCGGTATTGCGGAATATGCTCCGGCCTCTTTTGCGGTCACTGACCATTCACGGTGGGTCACCGGTGATCGAGCGATCTATGTTTCCGATACGTCGATTGGGTTTTCCGATGAGGGTTGGATCCGGGAGATTGACTGGAACCACTTTATGGACAAGTGGAAACGCGGGTCTCACGACAATAATCGCCCCATAGAATATTCCATTGCCCCCAATCGCCGGATTCATTTTGGCCCGACGCCGGACAAGGATTACACGATCAGGGGCGAATACGTTCAATCGGTTCAAGACCTGGCAGCGAACGGCGATACTCCCGCTATGCCTGCCGAGTTCCACGATCTGATTGTGTGGCGAGGCATATTCCTGCTTACTGGCCACGATGAAGCCGTCTGGCAGCACAGCGACGTCTATAACGAATATCGCGTGATGATGGCGGATCTTACCGAGGATCAGCTTCCGCAGGTGCGGATTGGTGCGGAGGCGCTGGCCTGATGCCACAACAAACCTCTGCGGCAGCACTCGTTGGGGGTATGGATCTGATAACCCCTGCTTTGCAGACCATTCCAGGTCGCGCTATTGCGGGGGTCAACTATGAGCCCCATCCTCGCGGATATCGCCGCAAAGAGGGTTTTGAGCGGTTTTCCGGCCTACCCAAGCCTTCCGAGGCTGAATATTACGTTCTTAATTTCGACGCTGGTGTGACTGAGGTTGCCGCGGATGATGTGGTGACGGGTGCCACGTCTGGAGCTACTGGCACGGCTCTTGTGGTGGCTGTGGTAGAAACAGGCACCTATGGAGGTTCTGACGCCGCCGGATATGTGATTTTGACCGCTGTAACGGGCACATTTGAAGACAACGAAAACCTTCAGGTCTCTGCTGCGACAGTGTCGGTTGCTAATGGCCTAGCGGTCTTGTCAGGTGCTTTGACCGATACTTTGGATACAACATGGCAGAGGGCGGCTATCGAGCGCGCCAGGGGGCTCATTGCCGTTGTTCCGGGCAGTGGCGTTATGCGCGGCGTTTGGGTCTACAAGGGCGTCACCTACGCTTTCAGGGACAATGCCGGTGCGACGGCGTGCGTGCTGCATAAGGCGACTGCGGCGGGCTGGGTTGCTCAAGACCTCGGGCTTCAGGTTTCTTTCACGGGTGGCGGCACATATGAGGTAGCAGAAGGCGACACCATCACCGGAGCGACGTCCGCGGCGACTGCGACGGTTGAGCGGATTGTTCTGGACAGTGGAACATGGGCAGGCGGTGACGCTGCCGGTCGATTGATTTTGAGTGGTCAAACGGGAACCTTCGTCTCTGAAAATCTCGATGTAGGGGCAAACCCAAATGTAGCCACTATCGCGGGGGATAGCGCAGCGATCGCGCTTCTTCCGGGCGGCACTTATGAATTTGTGACACACAATTTCTTCGGGGCGTCAGATCTTCAAAGGATGTATGGGGTCGACGGGGTCAACCCTGCCTTCGAGTGGGATGGATCTATATTTGTCCCAATTCTGACAGGAATGACCACGGACACGCCAACGCACATTGCAGCCCACAAGCAACACCTTTTTGTCTCATATCTCGGCGGCTCGGTACAACATTCTGCGCTTGGCGAACCTTCCTCATTTTCCGTTGTTTCAGGAGCTGCTGAAATAGGTATTGGGCAAGACATCACCGCGTTTCTTTCCTCTGTTTCGGGGGTGCTGACGATCTTCGGTCGCAATTCGGTGAACATGCTTTACGGCAATGACAGCTCTGATTGGGATCTGCGCCCGCTTTCAGAAGAAGCCGGTGCCATTGCTAAGACGGCCAAGATGCTCGGGTCTCCATATTATCTCGACGATCGGGGCATTCGGTCACTTAATACGACTCAGGCATTCGGTGACTTCAGGTTGGGCACCATTACGAACGATGTGGAGCCGATTTTTGCCACGAAGAAATTGACCAACATCACTGCGATGGACAGTGTTCGGGTGCGAACCAAAGACCAGTATCGACTGTTCTGGTCAGACGGAACTGGGCTCACGATCTACTTCGGGCGCAAACATCCTGAAGTGATGCCGTTTGACTTGGGCAAGACGGTCTATTGCGTGTGTTCAGCGGAGAATAGTGTCGGCGACGAGATCATGTTCTTCGGCTCGGATGATGGATTTATCTACGAGCTTGACAAAGGAACGTCTTTTGATGGGTCCAAGGTCGAGGCTTATTTGCGGCTGCCGTTCAATTCGGTCGGTTCTCCAACGCTCAAAAAGCGTTTTCACAAGGTCACGCTTGAGGTAGATGCGGCTGCGACGACGAGCCTCGGGCTTACGGCGGAATATTCATATGCAGACCCAGACCAGCCTCCGTCGCGTGAGCAGGCGTTCTCAGTTCAAGGCGAAGGCGGGTTTTGGAACGAGTTGCTTTGGAACCAGTTTTATTGGTCGGCGCCTGTCCATGGCCGGGCAGAGGCATACGTCGATGGGGTTGGCTTGAATATCGGGGTCGCGGTCATTTCAGACGCGATTTATGAGGAACCGCACATTCTGCACGGCATGATTGTGAATTACAGCAAACGAGGAATTAAGCGGTGACAAACAGCTTTTTCACTTTCCCTGAGAATATCACGCGCAATACCCTTGGCCGGGCGGAAACCCTGGCGGCGCTCTTCAATTCCGTCGAAGATGGATTTGATCTGCTGCCAGACGAGACGAAGTTGCGCTACCTCTCACACATGCTCCTGACAGATACGAGCGGCGCGGCGAACCAGATCACCGCGACCTTTACGGTCGTGCCCTCGGCTTACACTGATCTCCCTGTTTTGTTCGTGATTGCAGCCAATGCCCCAACGGGTGCGACGACAATTGACGTTAATTCGCTGGGTAGCATACAGGTGCGGCGTTTTGATGACGCGGTGATTGAGGTGGACGACTGGGCCGCAGGGTCTCTTCTGATTTTGGTGAGAGACACGTCGACGGGGCGATATAGGCTCGCCGGTCAACACGGTGCCGACGTTATAGCCACAGCGGCTGATGCGGTATCGACGGCGGCTGATGCCGTTCAGACGGCTCTGGATGTCATAGCGACCAATGCCGACGCCGTGTCAACGGCAGCCGACGTCGTAAGCACCGGAAATGATGCGACCGCTACCGCTGCCGACCTTGTTTTGACCAACGCGGACGTTGTTCTGACAAACGCGGACGTCGTAAGCACCGGAAATGATGCCCTAGCTACTGCGGCGGATGTTCTTCTGACCAACGCAGATGTGGTCCTGACCCATGCTGACGTCGTACTGACCGCTGCCGACGCAGCTCAAACCGCCTTAGATGTAATTGATACCGCCGCTGATGTGGTAAGCACTGGATCTGACGCCACTCAAACGGCCTTAGATGTGATTGCTACTGCTGCTGATGCAGTGCAGACAGCCTTGGACGTGATTGCTGCCGCTGCCTCCGCCTCCGCTGCCGCTATTTCTGAAGCAAATGCGGCTGCAACGCTGTCGGCAAGCGTACTCAAAGCAAACAACTTGTCTGACGTAACGGCGGCAACAGCGTTCTCGAACATCAAGCAGGATGCCACCGCAACCGCCACAGGCGTCATAGAGCTGGCAACCCAAACAGAAGTCAACACAGGCACGGATGCGACACGCGCCGTCACACCGCAAACACTGGCAAGCTGGTCCGGTAAAGGTTTAAACCACAATCTCATCATTAACGGCTCAATGCAGATTGCACAGCGTGGCACCAGTTTCACAGACGCCAACGGCTACACACTCGACAGATGGTATGCTACTCGCAGCGGGGCCGTCGGCGGTCTAACAGTCAGTAAGGTCACGTCGGGCACACCCACTGGCTCCCGATATGCAATGCGATTGCAGCGCGTCAACGGCAACACCGCGACTAATCAGAGCACTGCATATTATGCGGCTGAGTCAAAGGATAGCTACGTCGCCGCAGGACAAAAACTCACCCTCTCATTTAAGGCGAGGTGCGGCGCGAACTATTCTTCAGCCAGCAATGGATTGTATTCATACATCACAGCGGGCACCGGAACAGATGCTTCACCCCTTGTGCTGCCCAACGTGAAGACGACGACACAGACCCTCAGCACGAGCTGGCAAACATTCACTGTCACCACAGACACAACGCTCGCAACCAATATTACTCAAATTGGTTTGCTCTTTGCGTATATCCCAACAGGTACAGCCGGGGTTGATGATTGGTTTGAAATCACTGATGTAAAACTCGAAATAGGCGAGGTGGCAACTGATTACACGTATCCCTCATTTGTGCAAGACTTGCTACTGTGCCAAAGGTATTTTTCAAAGTGCTTTTCGCCGGATTATGCACCGCAGGTGGATGCGGATGTCGCTGAATGTTTTCGGGGTGCTGTCGCAGCGTGGTCAGCCACGTTAGGCTGGGCCAACACCCTCAAGTTCCCTGTGAATATGAGGGCAATCCCATCTCTCACGTTCTACAACGGTGTCGGGTTGGGTACCGCATCGAACAAAGTCGCAATTTTCACTGGCAGTTGGCACTCGCCTACAGATTGCTACTCCACTGGTGTCACGCGCGAGTCGTTTTCTATCGAGCTTGTAGACACTTTTACCAGTGGAGACTCATATTTGTGCCTAGGCGGCTGGGCCGCCGATGCGGAGCTTTGAAATGAACATTACATCGGCAACATATAGCGCATCTGGAAACATTAGTGCGACCATCAATGGAGAGGTGATCTCTATTCCAGACGATCTATCCAACAGGCATCGTCAAGCTGTCGCAGCGTGGGAATCCGAGGGCAACACAATCACGCCCTACACTCCTGACTTGAACCCTCAGATCGCCGCCTTCACGCAAGCCATTGAAACAGAACTCATTACCCGTACATCTGCTGGTATCGCTTATGATGGTCGTCTATTCTCCATCACACCGACAGACCGCAACGATATTGCCGGTGTCATCGAAGGCGCGCGAAACGGGATTGCCCTGTATGGGGTTTGGGGTGGGATGCCATCCGCTCCAAACCTTCTTGATGTATCAAATGGGCTCTACCCCATCATCGACTTCAACCAGCTCGTCACATGGTCCACCGACCTCTTCGCACTAGCTACCCCGCTCTATAACACCTACTACGCCAAGCGCAGCCAACTCCGGACTTTGACCACTCAAGCGCAACTGGATGCCTTCGACGTGACGGCTGGCTGGTCTGCTTAGATGTCAAATCCCGGTCTGACGCCCGACGAGGCCGCGCAACCGGTTGGCCTTCATAAATTCTGACGTAATCTAGGAGCGCATTCATGCCATATAATTCCACGACAGGGGTCTGGGAACCAGATGCTCCT